GAGTAGGAGAACGTGGGAGCCAGGGTTCACAGGGTTCACAGGGTTCTGCCTCGACAGTACCTGGACCAACTGGTCCTACAGGACCAACAGGAGTAGGAGAACGTGGGAGCCAGGGTTCACAGGGTTCTGCAGGTGTGGGTGGTGCTTCAACAATAAAACTAACTGCAGATTTAGCAGCTAATACAGTAGGTACAGCAGCTATATGTACTGGTATGGCTTTAAGTGTAACTGCTGGAAGTTATTATTTTTTTAGATTTAATGTTTTATATCAAGCCGCTGTTACGACTACTGGAATTAAACTAGGGCTTACGTTCCCTGCTGTGACTAGCTTTGCAGGAACTGTAATCGCATTGAACTCTGGTGCCGCTTCTGTAGTTTACGGAAGAATAACTACCTCTGGTGGATTGGTTACTGGAGCAGGAACACCAGTTGCTAACACAACATATATGGCGGAGATACTTGGCTCTATTCTTCCTTCTGCCAATGGGACTATTCAGGTAACTTATGGCACAGAGGTAGGAGGCTCAGCCGTAACTGTGAAACAAGGCTCTAACGGATTACTGTTCACTTTATGAGAATATCTTTGGGTATTGCTACAAGAGGTGAAGTTTGTATTGAGACTACGATGGCTTTGATGCACCTTCTGAAAGAAACACCGCACGAGTTCCATCTTAATTTTCACAAAGGAACTTATCTCGGTGATATGAGAAACGCTATGCTTGAGGAGGCTAGAGCTATGAAAGCTGATTACCTGTTCTTCGTAGATACAGACGTTATATTCCCTCCTGATGGGCTTAATAGACTCTTAGCACGCAATAAGGACATTATAGGTGGAATGTATAATATGAAGGTAATTCCACCAGTTAACACGATTAAGATGGCAGATGAAAACGGAAAGATAATAGCAGTCAAAGACTTTGATGTTCCTACTAAACTATTTCAATGCTATGCAATCCCGTCCGGCTTTATGCTGATTAAACTGGATGCAATTAAAGACTTAAAGAAACCATTTAACTTCGACTACGACCAGAACGGAGAATTTATTGGTGAAGATGTGGGTTTTTGTAAAAGATGTCACGATATAGGATTGGAAATCTGGTGCGACCCGACAATAAATATAGGTCATATTGGAAGTTATGTGTATTAAATGTTATAATTAAGATATGGAATTACTCAAAAGATTCTATGTAGATGAGCATACAAGAAACGCCGTACAAGAGTTTGTCGTTCATTATCTAAGAGAGAAGTCGGCTGATATGGCTTTTAATGGTGAGAATACTAATCATATTAAATTAGCCCGTGATGTTATCAATGAGGCGTGGAATAAATTAGAACAAATATATGGCAACAAGGAAGAAGTTAAAAAGAAGAATCCAGCTAGATAAAAAACTATGAAAAAAATTAAAAAAATAAAATTACCCAAGGTCGGATTACAAAAACCAGTCAAGAGTAGACCGAGCTTAAATATGGCTTCTGGAACAATACTACCAACTAGAATTAGAAAATATCACGAGACTAGGGGTAGATTATCGTAAGTAATATCCAGGCACTCTTAGGGAGTGCTTATGATGCGACTTACGCATCCAAACTAATGTCCGGCCAAGAGACTTATCTTGGTACATAATATGGAGGAAGAACTCCAAAATGAGAATCTCAACTCTCCAAACGAGACAGAGGAAACTGTAGAAACCACCGAAGAAGCAACTGATGTTTCTGAGGATGAAGTGGCTAAGTTAAAAGAACTGAATAGAAAACTATTCGTTCGAGCAAAGACGGCAGAAGGGTTTGTGCAAAAAGATGGTAAGTGGGTTAAAAAGCCCACACCAGCACAACCCGAAGTTAAAGAGGTCCAACCTTCTCCGACCTACATCACCAAAGATGAGTACGAAGAGGGCATATTGCGGACTTCCAAAGGATATAGCGATGAGGACATAGCTGTTCTTAATACGATATCCAAAGGTAAGGGCGTTTCGATCTTACAAGCCGAGCAAGATGCAATATTTAAATTGCACCTCGGAAACAAGTTAGAAGAAGAGCGAAAAGCCAAAGCTCAACTAGGAACGTCAAGGGGTTCTGGTAGCTCCGGGAATCAAAAGAAACCCGAAACTCGTGAAGAACACTTGGAGATGTGGAAGCAGAAAGTGGGGCTATAAAGTTTAAATGGCATTTCCTACAGGTACGCATACAGCGACCACGTTGGCTTCATTTATCCCTGAATTATGGGGACAGAGGATCAACGATTTTATGAGAAGCAAGCTCGTCATGGCTTCCTTCTTCGTAGATAGGAGTTCAGAATTAGCCGATGGTGGCGACATTCTCTATACTCCTAACATGACTGAAATGACTGCTAATGCTAAATCAGATGCAACAGCAGTAACCCTCAACTACCCTACTGACACTAAGATTACTCTTACTGTTAATCAGTGGTATGAAGTATCATTTGCGATAGAAGATCGGGATGCAGCTCAGGCTAAGAGGTCTTACTACATCCAAGAGAACTATGCTAAGGGTGCAGGATTCGCAGCCGCCAAGAAATTGGAAGTTGCGATCGCTGCCTTGTTCCTTGGTTTCTCGCAAGTTGTTGGTTCTTCAGTAGCTTTACTCGCAGATTCAGATATCAGAAATGCTATCGCCTATCTCGAATCAGCTAATGTTGATACCACTTCCGATTGTGCGTTCTTCGTCCATCCTAACGTTTTCTGGAAGCACTTACAGTCAATAGATAAATTCTCATTGGCTGTTAACTCACCAGTTAACGATCCGACAGCGAAGAGACCGCAAGCGACCCTATATGGTATTCCTGTATATGTAACGAGCAATATTCAGTACATTTCAGAGACAACTGGTAGAGCAAACGCATTGGCTCACAAAGACGCTATCCATTGGGCAACATCTCCTTTAGGAGCTGGCTCAGAAGGACCTTCTGTAACAGGAAGTATGGGTGTCAGAGTGCAGTCGAACTATATGCCTGATTTCCTTTCAACTCTTACAACCGCAGATATTCTGTATGGTGTAATAGAGAACAGAGACACTTCGGGTGTATATATGAAGTCCAGTACATAACGTTAAACAATGGTTTAATTGTCTCGATGGTTAGGAAACAAACCTCCCAAACCATCGGGTTTGTAGATAATTAAACTCTCTAAAAATATGGGCGGAGTAGTTATAGCTAAGGATATTAAAAAAACTAAAGAGATGATTGACTTAGCCGGAAACGTAATAGATCCTCAAACTAAAAGAGTCATCAAGAAAGAACCTCCAGAATACATACCACCACCACCTCACGTTGTTGAGGCGTGGAAGAAAGAGAGGCAAGAAGAATCGCATTTTGCTACCACAGACGACAGGATAAACGAGATAAAGAGTTCTGGCTTGGGTGATAAAATCGAGAAAATGATAGAATCTAAAATCAATAAGTTAATCGAAGATAAAATAGAAGAAGTATTTAAGAGACTATGAAAAAAGTATTCTTTTGTAACACGCTTATGGGCGGTTGCCATTATGTCAGGTCGTTAATACCCATGAGGGAACTAGGGGCTGACGGTGATAAAACCTCATTAAGAACTGATAAGATAGATGACCAGACCAGAGCCAGAGCAGTTTTAGATGCTGATATTGTAGTCTTTCACAGACCTAACGATGATAGAGCTTTAGAGATTGCTAAGATATTAAAGAAGCAAGGCAAGAAGATTGTAATGGATAATGACGATACCTATAAGGGTTTTGATTTAACTAAACTCGGTAAACTCGCAGATAAGTTCGGGCAAGTAGAAAAAGCTATTGATGTATTCGGTAAAGAAGCGGACCTAATAACTTGTTCGACTGAGTTTCTTAAACAGGAATACTCAAGATTAAATCCCAATGTAGTAGTTCTTCCTAATTGTGTTGACCCTGACGATTGGCCAGAAGAAGACGAGATACTAAGGAATAATAGCGAAAAGATTAGAATAGGATTTGTAGGTTCAGTCGGACTTCATACTGATATACAGGCGTTTATTCCAGTATTAGATTATCTAAAGACTCGCAAGGATGTTCAGCTAGTTGTTTTTGCACTTCCGGCTGACACTAAAGAATCTCATGATGTTCACAATTATTATAAGCCTGAATTTGAATTCTGGATGTCTTATAACGTAGAATGGCAACCGTTTGTGCCGATACAAGATTATGTAGAAACTCTAAATAATCTAAAGCTAGACCTTCTACTTATACCAAGATCCGATGACTACTTTAATCGTTGTAAGTCTAATCTGAAGTTCCTAGAAGCCTCGATGCTTCAGATACCTGTAGTAGCTCAGGGATTCAAAGACGGAAACTCTCCCTATCAAGATACAGAGGACTCTAAATATATGAAAGTTGTAACAGATAATTCTAAATGGTTAGAAGAAATAATACCACTAATAGAATCAAAAGAACTAAGGATAGCTCAAGGTAAGAAAGCTAGAGAGTATGTTCTATCTCGATACCAGATAAAAGATAACATTCATAAGTGGGTAGAGGCCTATGATAACCTATTCTCCAAGTAGATTTGAAAAACCACCTCACGTTCTTGATGTCCCGTCAGCGTGGAAAGGACTAGAATGGATAATTAGAGATATTTTTATTACTTTCGGATTAAAAGGTGAAAGAGCATTAGAATTCGGTGTAGAGTTCGGTTATTCAATCGTGGCTCTATCGAACTACTTTAAAGAGATAGTTGGAGTCGATACCTTCAAGGGAGATATCCACGCTGGCACTAGCGTAGAAGGATTATATGAGGCAGTAAAAGAGGCCGTTCCTAAGAACGTCAGACTAATAGAATCAGATTATAAAGATTATAAAGACGATACTATCTATGAGTTGATTCACGTTGATATAGTCCACACATACGAAGATACATTTGCTTGCGGAGACTGGGCGTTAAATCATTCAAAGCTAGTTTTATTCCACGATACAGAATCTTTCCCGGACGTTAAAAAAGCAGTAGACGACTTAGCTGAGAAACATAATGCAGTATTTTATAATTATCCGCATAACAACGGATTAGGCATATTATGGAAAGATTAACTATCGTCATACCCCATAGGATGTCGGAGGATGCTAAAATAACGCTTGATTCGCTTAAAAACGCCTCGTACAGAGACTTTAAGGTCGTAGTAGTAGCAGACCAGGGGAAGGGTGCAAATTGGGCCAGAAACGAGGGTTTTAAGAGTTGCGATACTGAGTTCGTTCTTTTTAGCGATAACGACATAAACTGGACCGATACGGGCATAGAATCAATGATTTATATGCTAGATCATTTCCCTAGAGCTTCGTATTCTTACGGACGCTTTATAGTAGACGGAGTTATATGGGGTCATCAAGTGTTCAATCCGGTTAAACTTCTGACCGAGAATTTTGTATCAACTATGAGTATTATCCGTTCAGAAGACTTTAGATTATGCGGTGGGTTCGATGAATCTCTTGTGGGCTTTCAGGATTGGGACTTATGGCTGAATCTTTTAATCAATCACAAAAAGCGTGGAGTCTATTGTAATGAGTTAATCTTTACTACCGAACCAAGAGTAGGAATCTCCGCTCAAAGAAATAATATGGAATGTGCCAGAGTTTTAAATGATAAATATAACCTTAAACTACCACGTTTTAACACGGGGTATCTATGATGCGTTTATTTATCTCAATTCACAATGACGACGAAGTTCTCTATGGGGCCTATTCGCTTTTGCGTGAAAAGCCTCTTGTTCTTATTGTTACTGATTCCTGGATTCAGCCACTTAGGGGCGATGTTGGTTGCTCGGCTGAAGAACGCAGACAGGAAACGATTAATGCGATGGCAATCCTTAAATGCCCGGTTGCTTTCCTCGGCATTAAAGACACGGAGCTTACAGAGGAACTACTCACTGAACGGCTCAAACCATTTGTCGGGAACTGGGAAGAAGTCTACGCACCAGCAATCCAGGGCGGCAATCCACAGCATGACATTGTCGGAAGAGTTGCACAAAAACTTTTCACCAATGTCCGATATTATACGACTTACACGAAAACAGAACTCTGGACTAAAGGGGAGCGAGAAGTTATCCCTACTGAAGAAGAAAAAGTCCTTAAAACAAGAGCTTTAAACTGTTATAAGAGCCAGATAATGCTTCCTTCAACAAGGCCGCACTTCTTGGCTGTTATCGGAAAATCAGAATGGCTAATATAAAATTGGGTAGACCAGAGGTGGTTAGACCATATCTAAGGCATATTCCTGGTAAAATTGGTGGTCATTGTGTACTACCGAACGCTAAATTATTAAAGGTCAGATTATGAGAAAGATATTTATAACTCCTTATTTTGGCGACGCCCCATCTTGGTTTCCCGAATACAAGGAACACTTTGAGCAAACTTTAAGACCTGCCGGATACGATTGGTTATTAGATACTGACCTTGATGGCTTTAAAAAACGGGTTAAAGATAGGTTAGGAATAGATTATTTAGGCGAATGGGGATCGGGTAAGATATGGGACTTTCGTGGTTCGCTTGGCTATTTATACTCAGACGAAATAAAGGACTACGAATGGTGGGGACACACAGACTTCGATTGCGTTTACGGTGACGTTTCTAAATGGGTCACAGACGAGTTCCTTTCTGACCTAGACGTTCACTCAAACCACAATACTTATGTTATGGGAGCGTGGAGTCTTTACAGAAACACCCCGAAAGTAAATATGCTGTTTATGGAACGCTGGGACTGGAGAAGTTTTATGGCCCGTCCTGAACCAAACGGCTGGATAGAGAATGAGTTTTCAAGAGAGCTGGAAAAGTCTGGGCTTCGTTATAAATACACCTTCTGGCAGGGTAATCCCTACACAACTACACCTAACTTGAAGTTTGAAAATGGGAAGCTGTATCAAGATGGACACGAAATTATGATGTTCCACTTTAGAAGGTCTAAGAAATGGCCTATATGAAAATAGTACTCTACGCTAGAAGAAATATGGGCTTAGTTGTTCTTTCATACCTAGTAGCTAAGGGTCACGAGGTTAAAGTTATATCCGACGATGAAGTAGCTGGATTAGCTCAGATGTTAAACTGTCCTGTAGTCAACTTCGACACAATGGGTGAATTTGATTTATTCATCTGCTGTCACGGGAACAAGATTATTGATAAGAAGTATCTGAATAACAAGTTTATCAACATTCATCCGTGCTTATATAAATACAAAGGACACAACCCTATTAAAAGGTATATCGAAAGCAAGGATCAGTCAGGCTCGGTTGAATCCCAGTGGATGGTCGAAGAAGTAGACGCTGGGGAAATCATACATCAGGAGTTCTTTACGACTCCCGTACTAACAACCTATGCAGAATTTTATAATATCGCTCTGCCGTATTATCTAAGGTGCATAGATAAAACTCTCAATGAAATATCCAAAAGAACATAATCCATATCTAATTGTAGACGAATTTGAAAGGAGAATCGCTGATTGGGCTGGGGCCAAGTATGGAATAGCCGTCGAGTCTGGAACGGCTGCAATCTTTTTGAGCTTAATGTACATAAAAGAGAAGCTGGGTTGCATTGACAAGATAATGATTCCGAAGCATACCTATCCGTCGGTCCCGTGTTCAATAATCCATGCCGGAGGGAAGGTTGTATGGAGCGACAAGAAGTGGAAAGGCGAATACGAACTACAACCACTGGGCATTTGGGACTCAGCACTTCGTTTTAGAAAGGGTATGTATCACGGGGGGTTCCAATGCCTTTCGTTCCACATCAAGAAACACCTACCTATTGGCCGGGGAGGAATGATACTTACGGACTCGCTAGAGGCCTCTAATTGGCTCAAGGTTGCACGATTCGATGGCAGACACCCTATTCCATTAAAAGACGATAATTTCACTCAATTAGGCTGGAATTGCTACATGGAGCCTTCTCAGGCCGCACGGGGGATTCAGTTGTTTGAGGTTCTAAGGAACAAGGAACTTAAAGATTTAAAAGTTGAAGAACAAAATTATCCTGACCTTAGCCGTTTCCCCATTTATCAACAGAAAAAGTAAAGACAAAATCACTAAAATGTGGTATTATATCAACAGATACTTAACAGGAGGCGTTATGGAACTGCGACCTATGACAATGGAAGATGCTGATAAAATGCTGGAATGGAAAAACTATCCCGAAACTCGTATGTTCGCACTTAAATCTCACGCTGAGATTTACAGAGAAGACCATTTAAAATGGCTAGAAAAGAATATCCAGTATTTTCAAATAATCATTCATGATAACAAAGTGGCTGGGGCTATCCGTCTTGAAAACAACGAAATCTCTGTCTGGATTGATAAAGCGTTCAGAGGTATCGGGCTTGCTACCCAAGCTATTAAAGCGGTCAGCAGAGTCGGAACAATCGCTAGGATTGTTCCAGCCAATATTCCTTCCATAAAAGCATTTATCCGATGCGGATTTGTACCCGAACAGTATGTGTCAAAACACGACCATATTCTCGGAGATACAAGTTATTATATTTTTATAAAACATTGAAAATAATACTAATCGGCTATCCAGGGTCGCAACAACTACTTCCGGCAAGCAAATACCTAACAACAAAATACTTGCCGGATTTTGATATTCATTATCTCAACTGGGCTGGAGATATAGAAGGTTGGTCTAATTTCATAGCCACCTATTTAACTCACTTGGACGACGAAAAGATAATCTTTGCTTTAGACGACTATCTTATAAACGGATTCGATAAAGAGAAGTTTAGAGAAGCTCTCAAACTAGAACCTTGCGTGAAACTCTGTGAATCGACCCTGCAAGAGCATAAAGAATATCCAGTTACTACACAATTCACAATCTGGAACAGGGAAGAATTGATTGATCTGTTAAGTAAAACCACAACTCCGTGGGATTTTGAAATTAACGGCTCTAAACTATTTAAAGGAAAATCTAATCTGCTTACCTGTATTCACTACGACGCTCATTCAGCCCTTTCAAGTCGTTGGAAGGGGGTGAACTGGTCAGAAGTGAAACAAGAAGATTTAGAAGTAATACAAAACATATGAAATACTTAGTTACGGGAGGGTCTGGATTCTTAGGGCAGGAGCTTATTAAGAGGATTAATGGCGAGGTCAGGGTTTTAGCTCGTAATGAGGGAAAGCTAGTGGAACTCAAAGAGAAATTTCCTAATATTGAAATCATGACCGGAGATGTAGCCGACTCCTATACTTGTGACCGAGCAGTTAAGGATGTAGACGGAATATATCATTTAGCAGGTCAAAAACACGTAGGATTAGCAGAGGAGAATGTAAGAGAGTGCATAGATACTAATATTCCGATAGCACTTCTCGAAGCTACTCGTAAATATAAACCCAAGTTCATTATAGGAATCTCTACCGATAAAGCCGCATCGAGAAAAGGTGTCTATGGCTGTACTAAGTTTCTAATGGAGCGTCTTTTTGATGAGTATTCTAAACTGAACCCCGAAACCAAATATCGTATTGTAAGATATGGAAATGTACTTTATTCCACAGGTTCTGTGCTTTGTAAGTGGAAAGAGAAGATTAAACAAGGTGGTATTATCACCATAACTGACCCTGAGGCTACGAGGTTTTTTTGGACAGTTGACCAAGCCGTAGACCTTATATTTGAATGTCTCAAAAAGGCCGTAGACTCAAAACCTTACGCAACTAATATGAAAGCTATGAAAATGGGTAATTTATTGCAGGCTATGATAAATAAATACGCTGACGGTGACAGTGAATACCCAGTCGGAATTATAGGTCTTCAGCCAGGCGAAAATATGCACGAAATAATCACCGAAGACGGTATTGACTCATCACAAGCTGAAAAGTTTACTCAAGAAGAAATATATGAACTTATCTAGCGTGACATTCGTAGGAATAACTAGAGACAAAGAATACCCGAAAGAGATTGATACCTCTTGGTTTGATGAGGTTTTAACCGTAACTGAATGTCCGAATATCTATACACGCTATACAGAAGCCGAAAAAGCAAAGAATGATATAATTTATGTACAAGATGACGATTGTATCATAGACTATAAGGAACTCTGGAAACACTATAATGGACAGTTAACTAACGGAATGACTATGCACCACCAGATGTATTATGGGCCTACTGGAGTTACCCTAGTCGGTTGGGGGTGTTTCTTTCCTAAGACAATGCTCAAGAATATAGATAAATACATAAACAAGTATGGAAAAGACAAGCACTTGATGAGAGAAGCCGACAGGATATTCACATTTCTAAATCAACCGCACAATACGATAATTATGGAACACCAAGACTTCAAGCCACAATATGGTCGAATGTGGAATGAAAAAGAACATTGGGATTCTATGAGAGAAGCAATCGTAAAATTGAACTTGATTATTTAAAATGTTATAATTAACTATATGGAAACATACCCAAGAAGGATAGTTTTACACAACGAAAAGCTGACAAAGCTACTAAAGGAGAAGACTGAGATGATATTGGAGGGTAGAAAGATATCAGAAGACATAGATGTCCTACAGGAAGAGATGGACAGCGTAGACAAAGAGGTTCAGGCCGTAGAAGCTACAGTTCAAACTGAAGATTTAAAGGCTGAGGCTGAAGAATTGACCGTAGAATTCAACTCCGTGATGAGTAAAATGGAAGATAATCAGAAAAGACTCCGAGAGAGGATGATAGCTGTAGTTCCGCAAGAATTAAGAGATAAATACGAGCAGAAGAAGCAGAAGAAAGAAGAACTTGAAAGAGAAAGAAACAAGATAGCTCTAAAAGCCCAAAAGTGGAACGATAAGATAATACCTTTAGGCAGAAAGTTAATGAGTCCATTTATAGAAGATGAGTTTGAAGATTACGACACGATAAGATTCGAGAATGGGGAAGTAGTGGCGACACTATTCTCTCACATAGACGATTTTAAAAAGAATTTCAGGAAGAAGCGGAAGTAGCGGATGTTTTGGGTAGCGACCCCCACTTTTCCGCAATGTCGGGGGTCGCTGCCTTAAGGATTCTTTAGCGGAGAAGGACTAAAGAAGTGGCACAGTTTAGCGATACAACTAATAAGAACGGTATCATTCAGAAGATTGAATTTATTACTGGATTAGGAGATGCTGCGATTTCAGGTAATTCAACGCTCTTAAAGCAGTTTACGGGCCTAGTGAATGACTGGCTCGGAGTAATGGCCGGAGACTTATTACAGGTTGATGGACGTTACGAATGGGATGACACGAACTATACGGATCAACCGATAGCCACTTTCAGTTTAGTTGCCGACCAAGCCGGTTATTCCTTTATGGAAGACGCTAATTCAGCTCAGATTTTAGATATTACAAGGGTAGAGGTAAAGAACGCAGCCTCTGGTGATTGGATTAAATTAAGACCGATAGACCAGAGAGAGATATCTCAAGGCTACACAGAGTGGATGGAAAGCTCTGGGATACCGATTTATTATGATTTTATAGGGACAGTATTAACTCTTTTTCCAGCTTCAAGCTATAACTCTACAGACGGAGCTAAGGTTTGGTTTAAGAGAGAGCCTGCATATTTTGATTCAACCGACACAACTGATGAGCCGGGATTTTGCACGCCTTTTCAAAAGATTCTATGGCTTGGACCTGCTTATGATTATTCGGTGCTTAGTGGGAAGCCTAACGTAGCTTTAAGACAAGAGATTGAGCTAGAGAGAGAACGTTTACGAGAATTTTATTCAAGGCGAGGTAAATACGAGCAACCCCGATTGGTCGGGCAAGTTCGTTCTTCAAGATGAGCTTAAGTAATTTAGCCAAAACAGCAGCAACACTAGCGAATCTAGTAAAGACATCTATTAAGACCTTTCTTCTAAAAGAAGATGGGTTTTATTTATTACTTGAAACGGGTGATAGGATTAGATTAGACGGATCAGAGAATCAAATATCAAACTTAGCAAAAACATCGGCTTAAGCGGAAAGCACTAAATATGGCAGATACAAAAATTTCAGCACTCCCTACGGGTCAATTTCAGTCAACAGACTATATCCCCTATGTGGATGGTGCTTCGGGTATAACTAGAAAAGCTACTAAAGCTGATCTTAGAGGCTCTCAGGGTTCACAGGGTAGTGCTTCAACTGTCGCTGGGCCGCAAGGCTCTCAGGGTTCACAGGGTAGTGCGTCTACTGTGCCTGGTCCTCGGGGTAGTCAAGGTTCGGCTGGTATGGATGGAGCAGATGCGGTAGCTGGTAAACTTCCTTCATCTTTTGTCTCGACCACAACTCCAGTAGGGACTACATCTGTAACACTCGAAGATGTGACTAATATGTCTACTACTATAACGTTAGATGAATCAGTAGAGATAGGCGTATTTGCATCGTTTGAGATAGAAACACAGTCTGGTTCTTCTGCTTCAGTTATTGGCTTAGCGATAAGCATAGATGGCGTTGATGGGGATGTATTCGAAAGGTATCTAAGTGGCTCTAACGACAAAGGAATAGGTGCTATTACTTACAGAAGTGCAGAACTAGCTGCAGGAACATATACTGTAAAATTAAGATTTCAAAGAGTTTCTGGAACGACAACTCCTGGGATAAATAATGCAGCGATGTTAGTAATGGCTATGCAAGGAGCTAAAGGTGAAACTGGTCCTATGGGTCCGATTGGAAATCAAGGAAGTATGGGTTCAGTTGGTAGTCAAGGTAGCCAGGGGTCAGCTTCTACGGTACCTGGACCAACTGGGGCAACTGGGGCGACTGGACCGACGGGATATGTAGTTCCGAGAGTAACATCACAAGCAACAGCTTCAGCACCTACGCCAGATGCAGATACGACTGATGTATTCTCTCTAACAGCTCAAGGTGAAACAGCAGCTTTTGTAACTCCTTCAGGAACTCCGTCTAATAAACAGAAACTTATAATTCAGATTCTACCTACGGGTGGAAATATAAACGTAACTTGGTCTACGGGATATACGGCTGGAGGAGTAGCTCTACCAACATCAGCAACTCAAGCTAAGAAAACTACACTAGGATTTATGTATGATACAGATAATTCCTTCAATACTTGGGTATTGTTGGCTAAAGCAGAGCAAGCATAAAATATGGCATCAATAACTATTTATCCAGATGCTCATCCAGAATCAACTTCTGTAGATGGGTTTGAAAGAAAAGCTGGTGCAGGTGATACTTGGTCAGCATATAGGGATGCAACAGTCGGAACTCAAACGACCAATCTTGACGACGGAGCATCAGCAGGTGAAGCAATAGAAATTGGCAGAAATAATTCTGGTTGGGAAGATTTTAGAAGAGTAATAGTTCTGTTTGACGCTTCATCTATTCCTTCTGGAGCTACAATAGACTCGGCTACATATAGTTTTGTTGCAACTGCCAAGGGTGATAATGCTACAACTCCACAATCCATAGCTTTAGTTTCTTCAAGTCCTGCAAGTAATACAGAATTAGTAGCAGAAGACTATGACCAGCTAGGAACTACATTATTAGCCACCGCAAAAACTATATCTTCTATAACGGCAGATTCTTCTACATATAACGATATGGCTTTAAATGCTGCTGGATTATCTTATATTCAAACGGCTATAGGTGCGAGCGGTATTATAAAACTTGGATTAAGAATGGAATCTGATAGAGCTAATTCAGAACCTAGTTTCGGTTCAGGCTCTCAGTATGCTTATGTCGGACATATCTTTGCAGACAACGGATCGTTAAAGCCTAAATTGGTAATAAATTATACTTTACCAGTAAATTCAAACTTTTTAATGTTTATGTCTCCAGATAGATAATATGAAAACCATGCATGGAAATAAAATATCAACAAAAAAATTATGGGAAAATCCAGAATACAGAGAGCATATGAGACTTGCACATATTGGTCAGGTTGCGTGGAATAAAGGTAAAAAAACAGGGTTAGCTCCAAAGAGTGCATTTAAGAAAGGGCAAAAAGGAGCAAGATTAGGAAAGAAAAATTCGCCAGAGCATATTGAAAAAATGAGATTGGCTAGAAAGGGTAAGCTAAGTTTAAAAACAAGGGGTGCGAATAACTGGAACTGGAAGGGTGGAATAACGCCAATAAACAATCAAATTAGACACTCATTAGAATATAAACTATGGCGTGAAGCGGTTTTTAAAAGAGATAACTGGACTTGCATCTGGTGCGGTCAAAGAAGTGGTAGACTTCATGCAGATCATATCAAGCCATTCTCGCTTTATCCAGAACTACGCTTTGCACTAGATAACGGTAGAACACTTTGTATAAATTGTCATTATAAAACAAACACTTATGGAGGAAAAAAACAAAAAACAAAATAAGGCAATCTCGGTGGTGATGATATGTAAAAACGAATCGGCCCTAATAGAGCGAGCCTTAAAGTCCGTAGAAGGATGCGATGAGCTTATAATCTGTGATACTGGTTCAACCGACAATACCGTTGAAATAGCTAAAAAATATACTGACAAGGTTTGCACTGAATACAAGTGGAACGCTAACTTCGCAGAGGCGAGAAACCATGCAAAATCTCATGCTACGGGGGATTGGATTTTATCGTTGGATTCGGACGAATACCTGCACGACTTCTCAGAAGTCCGTAGAGTTGTAGAACTCGCTAAAGATTGCGTAGGAGTTATTCTACGAGGAGAACACGGCAAAGCAGACTTCAGGTTTCCAAGACTCTTTAGAAATACGCCAGACATTCAGTGGTTCGGTGCAGCACATAATCATCTGGGGGTTACTAAAGAAGGCGAAGACAAAGGAATTAACGTTTCGGGTGAGGGCGAACTTGTAGGTAACGTAACTATAACCTATGGATTCTCTCCAGCTCACGCCTTAGATCCCGACAGGACTCTTAATATACTTTTAAATGAAGTGAAAGACCCAACTAAAGTTAGAGAGATGTATTACTTGGGTAGAGAATACTGGTATAAGGGAAACTATAAAGAAGCCGCTAAATGGTTCGGAAAGCATGTTCAATCTACGAACTTCACAGCAGAAAAAGCAGACTCATTTCTTACTATGTCTAAATGTTATTCAGCTCTAGGATCTGATGATGATGCAAGAGATGCGTGCTTACAGGCAATCAATCTAAATCCTAATTTCAAAGAAGCAATAAGGTGGATGGGTCATATATCATACCCTCAGAACGCAAAGAGGTGGTATGATTGGGCTGAATCAGCAAATAATACTAATGTTTTATTTATAAGAGAATGATTGGAATAACAGACGAACAATTACAACCGTATGTACCGAGGGAATTCGTCCCGGTGGGTTTGGAATACAGATTTACTAATCAACAGAGATACGTTCAGGTAGAAGTCTTTTCGCCAGGAACGACAGTCTCTATAGGAGACGGGGCAAAGTATATTTATATTCCACCTCAACTCGACAATATGAAGCTTGTTTTTATACAAGGCCAGCACGTTACTGCTGGGACGACTTCAAATACTACAGAGGTTCAGGTCTATAATTTAACTAAAGCAGTTGATATGCTATCTACAGTTCTTTCAATAGATTATAACGAGTTAACTTCAGTTACCGCAGGAACGCCAGTAGTTATAAACGATGCAAACTCTCTGATTTCAACCAATGATGTTTTAAGAGTAGACGTGGACGCAGTAACAACTGTAGCACCAAAGGGTTTAATTTTAACATTAGGATTTAGAAAACCGTGATAACATTTGATAATTCAGAACAAGCACAGGGAGCAAACGACCTAACGTGGAGCCATACGGTGGGTTCGGGTAACAACAGATATCTTCTAATAGGTTATGTCGGTGGAACGACAAACGGAGTAACTTATAACGGAACAGCACTTACGCTATTAGGAGAAGTATTTGAGTCTAGTGCTGGTGTTTATTATAGGCTTTATGGATTAGCTAATCCGGCAGTAGGAACGCACGATGCAGTTGTAACATCATCTGTTGCGGCAGTAAAAGTAGCTTTCTCGATATCATTAAGCGGAGTATTTGGAATAGGTAATGTAGTTACAGAACAGGTAGTAAGCTCAATAATTTCTACTGACATAGATACAACCTATCCAAGTTCATGGGTGGTAGAATTTGAGGGAACACAGAATCCGGCATCAGATTTTACACAGAACAGTAGTCAGACAGAAAGAGAAGACTTAGGCGGAACTTCTTGGAGTATAGGGTGTGCGACTAAGGCCTTTACTACGCCAGGAACGCAATCTTTACAATATACTTCGTCAGCCAACGCAGTTCAAGTTCAAATATTAGCAGAAATAATCGATGAAAAGCACCAAGCAAATAATTTAATATTTATATGAAAATACTTATTCCCGGATATGGCGGTGGTCTAGCGAATTCAAAATACGCTCCTTTAGAGGAACAATCTTTTCAGACGGCTGAAAACTTAGACGTATTTCAGCAACAGAGGATTCTGAGACCAGTAGTTAATCTGGCCTCGCAGACCTTTGATGTAGCAACAAATACTTTTAAGCCCGAATTCTTCTACAAGGCTTCTAATAACCAACTATTCTGGTTCGGATCTGATGGAAGCCAGAAGATGAGGATTTATAATCAGAACCTTTCCTCTGCACCCGGAGAGCTTGATATAACAGTAACAGGACCGCCAGTTTCTCCACTTGCTAATGATGGTTCGTCTTCTAGCTCGGCAGATAACTATGCACCTGACGCTAATAATTTGCAGAGCTTTCATCACGTTGCGGAGTTGAATGGATATCTACTTTTCTGGAGTGCTACTAAACTTTCGAGAATAACTCTTGGTGGAACACCCTCTACGAGTAGCACTTGGGCCGAGAATCCTTTTACATTCAGCGTAACGGCTAATACGGGGCATCCGATATTTACGCACCAAGGATTAAGGAAAGTTTTTATCGCAGTAGATAACGTGCTTTACTCTTTTGATTCGACAACTATAGCAGGCTCAGCCGTTCCAACGACAGCTCTTACACTCGACCCTGCTTATGTTATTAAGAGCATAACTTCAAGTGGTAGATTCGTAGTCTTGGGATGTATATCAAAGAGAGATACGACTACATCTAAACTATTCATATACGATGGTTCTGCGACTACAGTTGATGATATAATAGATATAGGAGACTATGGACTTCAGGCAGTTAGAAACGTGAACGGAATACTCAACGTCCTTTGCACAAATGTAGTTATGGGAGTTCCGGGCGGATATACAAGAGTTTACCTAGTGAACGGAAATTCAGTAGTTCTTGGAGATGAAATAATTATAACTCCTGGCACACCCACATACGCCGCTAATAAAGGTAGTAGATTGATTGGTATGATAGACGATGCTTCAGTAGATGTGTGGGGTGATAGATTGATTTGGGCTTACAGGGGAAGAATATCGGGTCCCGATGTTTCTTTCTTAAACATAACAAATGGAATCTACGCTTATGGGAAGTTTGAATCTAATCAGCCGAGAATCATAACTCTCTTAAACACGCCTACTACCTCAGCCGCAGGATATTCATTTACTTGCGTGAGAGTTATAGAGGGCTATATTTACGCAGCGTTCAACAATCAAACCAACTGGTATATCGAAACTCAGGCTTCTAACTCTACTTGGGGTGCAAGAGATTCTTCTGGGGTCTATGAATCAAACGTCTTTACTCTAAATAGTGGTAATATGGGCAAGATAAGTAAAATCACACTATTCCATGACCCACTTCCAGCTTCGTGTGGATTTACAGTTCAGGTAAAGCATTACGGACACTATACGAGAGGCTCATCAATCCCAGTAGAAGATTCGTACGCAACAGTTTACGGACCAGAGGGTAATTCATCTACTTCAGGAATGAGCCAATCTACTCAATATACAACCTATACAGTATTAGAAGACCCGAATGTATTTAAGAAAGCTAGATTCGCACAGATAAAAATACTATTTGATGAAGTAAATGGTGTAGATGCTCCGGGCATCGTATTTCCTATTCTTATCGAAACAGAAGAAAAATGATATAATTAACTAAAGCGGATAAAAAAAACTATGGCAGATCCACTATTTTACAAGCAAGGAACAGATGTCTATAAGCTAGAAGGAAATTATGCACCATATAAACTCAACCAAGAGCAGTTTCAAGGATATGGAATCAACTATGATTTATTAGGCGAAGGACAACAAGCGGCTAAAGGGCTTAATTTAGTAAGAGACACCGAAACTAAACAATTCATAGCAGGCGGTGGAGTTTTGGGTCAGCCAAATGCAGCCGTAAATGCAGGGATTACTTTACCAGTTAAATCTGAAGTTCCCGTTACGACACTAGAGAATCCCATTACAAGAGCGGATCTAAATAATATTTACGCATATAATCAAGCTAACCTTCAAAAGCAATACGAAGACCAATTAGCACAACAGAATCAGTTATTTGAACAAACGCTTGCGAAGATGCAACTTACTCCAGAAGAGAAGTTAGCCCAGGAGAGGCTATTAGGACTGCAACAATTACAGACGCAAGCCATACAAAGAGTCCAAGAGAGACCACTTGAAGGAGCAACATTGAGAAGTGGTATGGAATCCGAGATTCAAAACATAGCTTCTGGGAATACAAGAGAATCGTTAGTTAATCTAAGGCAGCAGACTTTTGAGGCAGAAAGGCTCAATCTTTTGACGACACAAAGACGGCAAGAGCTGGAATCTTTAAAGATGCAATTAGAGCAGGGGAATATCAATACCGATAACTTGTTTAAATACCAACAGCTTAACCAGGAGATGCAGAGTGAATATCTTGATAGAATAGAACAGCTAAATACAAACGCCAGAACCGCTTTAGGAACAATATTAGATAGATTTAAAGGTTTAACGCTAGACAGTCTAAGCCCTGAGAATTTGAATTTAATAACTACTATAGCTCAGCAAGCAGGTATTCCTTTCGATATATTAAGAGACGGAATGAAGGTTGTTGCAGACCAGATTAAAGCCCAGCAAGACCTTAATAGATATCAGGCAGAGACAAGTAGGATAAACGCCACAAGAACTGGCGGAGGTAATACCGACCAATTATATTCAGGCTTAAGCACGCCAACCGCTACGGCAGTAAGGTCAAAGGTCAGTAAGTTTTCAACCGAACCAGCAGTACAGAATTTTGCAACAATACAGAGTGGTTACAACTTTGCTAAATCTTTAAGCTCGACAACTAAGAATCCCGCAGATGATCAAGCGTTAATATACTCTCTAGCGAAAGCCCTAGACCCCGGTTCAGTAGTTAGGGAGGGTGAATATGCAACGGCTCAGAAATACTCCCAATCTTGGATTCAGGCTTATGGTAAGGGCGTAGAACAGGCGTTGGCCGGAACTGGATTCTTATCTGAGACTGCAAGGAATAATATAAAGAAAACTATTGAGCAGAAGTATCTATCAGAGAAAAAGACTTACGACAACCTATACAATAATTATACGGCAGGTATAAACGCTTTAACTGGTAGAAATGATGGAAATCAATTCCTTGTAGATTATGTAACGCCTATATCAGTAACAGACTTTGTAAATACTTCAATTAACGAAATAACACCCCCTACTACAGAAACTAAATCCACTGGTGCGTGGACGAATTTCTGGAACTGGCTTTCAACATAATGTATTTAACAAAAGACCAACTTAAAAATATAGTTTCAAAAAAGCCAGCCAGCATAACAGAACAGCAAGTAGTAGAAGAACTTATAAAACAGGGTCATACTTTTGAAGGGATAGAAAATGTCCCGGTTTCGGCACGAGCTACACTTGAACCAAAAGCGGAGATACAACCAACTCAAAATCCACTCGCTAAAGTAGGGGAGTTTATAGGTGAGGCTTCAGGATTAACTGGAACGCTTAAGGCAGTAGGTGGTGCCGCAAGTGGTAGTGAGGTTGCATCACGTTCTATAGGATTTTCTAATCAAGCCAATCAACTAATAGACGAAGCCAAGAAGTTACCTACGGGAGATCCTAGAAAGAAACAATTATTATTACAAGCTCAAAAGATCTCATCGGGTGCAGCCAAGGGAGCTGAGCAATTCATAGAGAGAAGCCCTACGGTAGCTCAGGCGGCAGGGAGTATGGGTAAATTAGGTTTAACGGTTGCTACACTGGGAACTCCCGGCGTAGCTTCAGGCATAAAGGGTGCAGTAGGGGTGGGTGCAAGAGTAGTAGAAGGTGGTATATTGGGTGCATTATTCCAAGTAACCGATAATCTAGAAAACAAAAGAGATGTAGGCACGAACGTAAAACTAGCGGCTGGAATCGGTGCGACAATACCGTTGGCTGGTGCCGCTATAAGCAAGGGTAAACAATTACTACAGAAATCTGGAGAGAAAATTCAGTATTCAGTTATTAAGCCAAGTGCGGCAGATATAAGGGACGGATTTGATATTAAGAATGTTAAGAAATATAATCTTGGCGGTTCGTTAGGAGAGACAGCTCATAAGACACAGGATAAACTAGATGACTTGACCAAACAACTTCAAGAGAGAGTTAATAGAACCGATGTCGCTGTGGACTTAAACGATGTATATGAAAAAACTATTAAAGATTTAATAGGTAATAAATCTAAAAATTTCGGCAACATAAATTCCACAAAGAGGGTATTAACAAACCTACAAGGAGAAATAGAAGAAGTATCAACTAATGGATTGGTAGATTTAGCAGAGTCTCAGGCTATTAAACAAGCCGCAGGTCTAAAGGGTTCTTGGGTGTATGGTTCTGCTGATCCAGACGCTTCGGCAGTAGAAAAAGTCTATACGGCATTTTATCGCCAACTTAAAGAGGAGATAGAGAAGAAAGCACCGGCTGGAGTTCAGGAAATCAATAAGCAGATTTCTGAATTGATACCTATTATGAACGCTACAATCAGAAGAATACCAGTAGCCGAAAGGAACGCAGTGTTGAGCTTAACCGATGTAATAAATCTTGGTGTAACCGCAGTCCATCCTTCTGGTGCAGCACTATTAGCCATTAACAAATTATCTAAGAGTGGAAGGGTGGGCAACTTATTATCTAAACTAGAAGCGATTAAACCAGCCACAAATATCGGAAAGAGAATATTTGGACGTTAATAGTTCCAGTCAGATAGATTCCAAGAGATTGTAGCAATAATTAAAATTGCTAATATGATAAACATAATCATACTAATATGATAACAGATTTCCTAAGAAAAGTAAATGGCGGTGCAAATCCTTTTATAGAGGCTGTTAAGGGTACTCATCAAGCAATAGGTGAAATGACTCCTTTTAAACAAATAAGAGAAGCACAACCAAAGACGCAAGAAGAAGCCCTGAAAATGGGTATGATTAAAGTCGGAAATGCAACTATAGATCCGAACTTCGTAGGTTCACTTAGCAAGACTGGAGCTAAAATGGTGGGCGGATATTTAAGAGGAAACTCACCAATAATTCAAGCATTAAAAACTAAAATATCGAAGGCTTTAACTGGCAACAGATTACACCCTAATAGTGAGGCTCTTATGGATATAGTGCTTAAATTAGACGAAGAACTAATACCAGCGTCTTTATTTGACGAAGCTAATAAATTACTTAAGAAACTCAGATGAAACACACAATCTCTCCAGATAAGTTCGATGGAATCATAAGTTTAATAGAAGAACGTTTTAAGGATGTCTTCGAAAAGCTTGAAAGAATAGAAGGTCAGACTACTCGAACTAACGGCAGGGTTACGGTCTTAGAAAACTGGAAGAATGTTTCTGTTGGAGCTATAGGTGTCGTTTCAGCCGTAGTTGTGCCTGTTTTATTATACTTAGTTTACATACACATAGGCTAGGGGGCATCGTTTGAGTCCAACGTTTGCGGAGAATAGCTCCAATAGCAGTAACTAGGATGTCCCCCTAAATATGAACTACGAAAAAGAACAACTTAGAGAACAGCAATCTATCGATAGGTGGATGATGATAAACACGATTTTCACAATTCTTACGGGAATAGCAACTTTAATCATAGCTTTCTTTAAATGAAACTTCTTTCTCCTTTAAAATGGGGAACTTCAAGAACTGGGTGGCACCACGAGTTAAAATCCTTAGAAGATCTATTTAAATGTCAGACTCAAGGATTTGGGGCTAATCCTGAAATGTATGCAAGGTTCGGAATTGAAGGACATAACGGATTAGATTTCGCTCTTGAAAACGGAGACCCTATTTACGCTTCACACGATGGAACGGCCTCAGCTCAGATAAATGATATGGCCGGAAAAGGGGTTGTTATTACGGGCAAGGAATGTAAGACAATTTATTGGCACCTCAATGATTTCGTAAAACCACTCTGGTCTGGCTGGGAAGTTAAAGCAGGGGACTTGATTGGACACGGAGACAATACAGGATTTTCAACTGGCCCACATCTACACTTCGGACTTAAATTATTAGATTCTAACGGCAATGTATTAAATAGAGACAACGGCTTTGACGGAGCAGTTGACCCTACGCAATATATTGTATGGGGCATGACAGAACAAGAAGTAAAAGATTTATACGCTTTGGCTTTCTATCGCCTGCCCGATGTAGGTGAATTAAGCTATTGGGTCGGGAAGGAGTTGGCTACCTTCTTAAAAACGGCCATTAAAGATCGTGGTAATTTTCTTTTAAATATATGAGTAAAAATATAAAACAATGGTATAAGTCTAAAACAGTCTGGATTGCTATTATTCAGTTTGTTTTAGGGGGAGTAATTTCGATGACTCAGATATATCCTGAAGTTGGCTGGGTGTTTATGATAAAATCGATGCTCGATGTTTCGCTTCGATTCTTAACCTACGAAGAAATAAAGTAGTATTGAAATTTTAGACGTTTCGTGATAGACTTAACCTATAAGGTGTTCTTCGGAACACTTTTTAGTTTACAATTTAGAAAACTCTAATCTTATTACCATATTAAGAAACAGCTTGCGTTCATTCTGGCCCTAGTAGGAGTGGCTATTCCAGTAATAGCCGATACTCCAAAACTGCCAGAAATACGCCAAAGTGATACTTTTATATCCGAAAGGTATGTCCTATATGCCCCTGTAACGCTTGAAAATGGCTTGGGCGAAGAGTTTAGTGGTAACTGCGTGATGTACGTCAAATATCGTATGAATCGCTTAAATGAGGCTTGGGGAGTGGCTAAATATATCAAGCCCACGTCAGATCCTTATATTGGTGGTGCAGTTCTAACGAATGAAGGTAGGTTCGGCCACGTTGCATATATTACTGACATCAAAGACGATACTCTATTTTTAATTGAAGCTAACTTTATACCAAATAAGATTTCCACCAGAAGTCTGTCTTTAGATGATCCAGTAATAAGAGGTTTTAAATAACGACTAAACCGCCAGAGTTGGCGGTTTTTGTCTCTCAGCCGGAGATAAGCTCGGATGACTCTATATAAAAATTATAGTAGGTAGTTCATCGCTTTTATATCTCTTATGCTGATTTCCAAGATATCCGAGCAATCGCTGGACTATCCTAGATTGAAACGTGTATATCGTGTTTCTTCTTACCTTCTAATCTAACTCTTGGCGAGCCTAGTTTTGTTGGGGCCATCATTCCTTTCTCGGCATACGAATCATTCCATTCTAAATAAGAACCGCAATCTACATACCAGATTCTTCTTTTAAGAACTTCTTTTGACTGTATGGACGGGTAATAAACGTCTTGTGGTGCAACTGCTAACTGGTGATTATGCGAACCAAAATAGACATCGATTCCTTCGACTATGTCTCTGAGTTTTGTTACTCGGTTTAGTTTTCCTCCGATAGTTCCTCCTCCTCCAGTAGTGTGATGAAAATATAAAAAGTAATTTTGTTTCCACCCCCCGTGTTTTCCAAGACTAGGTTTTCCGACTTTAACTCTAACTACGGCAGACCATTTACAGTAAGGGATATTTAAAGACAAACAAAGATATTGCATCGGACTGACTCCGAACATATCTAGCATACGAGCTTCGTGATTTCCATCTGTGGCTCCGATAATTTGAGAAGCGTAGGGTCTAAATAAATCTATAGCCGCTTGATATTCGTCCGTATTAGTAGAGAAGGGGTCTGTTTTAGAAATACGAGAAGCAACATTAAATATATCTCCATTTAAAAATATCCTAGCATTGGGTCTTTCTTTAACCCAGTCAAGATAGCCCATTAAAATACTTTTCTTAAAAGCCTTATCTCCTAGATGCAGGTCTCCAATCGGAATGATATATGCTTTATCTTCCGGAATCTCACATTCTAAGTATTGCATTTAAAATTGTGAGGGCTTCGGGCCTACGGACATACGCCGTCATCGCTTATGTTGTGCTAGAAACCTTCAGCCCTCATAACAAGTATAACACACTTTTTACATTTTGTCAGTTGAGAATGTTGATATACTTGATATAATATACATACGATAACTAACCCTTATCGAATGTACCAAGACCTCCTGCGTTGGGAGGTTTTTGGTTAGATCAGGGGCTGTGCATAACTCTACTTGCAGTAAAATAGGGACTATGATATAATTAGGGTATAAGCTGGAGATAGGGAGAAAGCACACTTATCTATAGGCCCCACATATTTACATAAAAACGGCCTCAAGTGATAAGGCAAATATCCCTTCTCCGGCAATAATTAACAAAATACTATGTGTACAAAATATAGTGTATGCGGAATCAATCACCCGAAGATACCTAAGTGGAAGACATCTAAGAGGTTAAGAAATCGAAAAGGTCAATTTGATAGAAACAGATGGCTTATAAGAAATCTACTAATAGGTATTAGTATTTATGCGATATCAGTAATAGGAGTAAATACAATAATAGGTTGGGCGAAGAGTTTTGAAGACGTCTTCGTGGTCGGAGAAGCTAAAGCAGAGTTAACGTGGCAACAGGAAGTTCACCTATTACTTCTAAATTCCGGGATAGATATAGCTTTAGCAGATAGAATTATACAGAGAGAAAGTTGGTGGGATTATACGAACACTCACATAAACAAAGATGGAACTAGAGACAGAGGATTATGGATGTTCCACGAAGTATATCACGCAGAAGTCTCAGACGAATGTGCTTATGATCCGATTTGTTCAACTAAAGAAGCTATCCGAGTCTGGAAGGCTAGAGGCCCTCAAGAATGGACGGCTTATCAATATGTTAAATAAGAAATTTTTTAAGGACAAAGGACGTGAAGGTTCAGAAAAAAGATGGGGCAAATTGAAGAATGAAAGAAAAGCCCTTATTGTAGAAGTATCAAAATGGGTCGATAAAGATATATTAGACCTCATACAAGCTAAGTTAAAGAATGAGGATATAATAAAGTTATTGAAATATTGGTCAAAAAATAAAAATGGAAAAGAATAAAAAACGCTATACATTCACTAGAACAGTTACTATCAGATATACATTCGAGGTTGATGCCTATGATCGGGAAAAGGCGACAGAGGAGTTCGCTGATATGAGAAACAGCGATGCGGTGGGTAAGCAAGTAATAGATAATGAATCTAATTTCGTAGGAGCGGAGTTAATTCACGATGAAGAAGATGAATTATAAATTCGACAGTAAAATCCACTTACATCTTTTAGACGGCAAGCCATTAACTGGGACTTCAAGTATCGGAGATGTATTAGCAAAGCCTCTTACTTGGTGGGCCTCTGGATTAGCTTGTAAGGAGTTAGGTTGGTTGAACCCTAAACTCTCGAGTAAAGAAGATAGACTCTCAAATGCGAAAGCTATGTTAGCAACGTTTCCGACAATGACTGCCGAAAGCTACTTAGACTTACTCGATAGGGCTTATAAGGCTCACTCAGTTAAGTTAAAAGATTCAGCCAAGTCTGGAACCGACTTACACGCTGAACTGGAAAGATATGTAAAATATGTCATGCGAACTTCAAAAGAAGATTATGAGCCTTTATTTGATGGGATGAAGTTCGATTCTAAGATAAAGCTATTCATTGAGTGGGCCGAAAATAATGTCAAACATTTCATAGCTTCAGAAGCACACTGTTTTGACGAGGAATTATGGGTCGGAGGAATAGTTGATTGCGTAGCTGAGTTAAATGACGGGAAGATTGCGGTAATAGATTTTAAGAGTGCTAAAGAAGCATATCCGACTCACTTCTTACAAACCGCCGGATATACAATTCAGATTGAGAAGAACGGACTCTTTTCAGAGGACGGAGAACATTCTAAAACTCTTAATAAGCCAATCGAGGTTTTAATAGTAGTTCCTTTCGGAGCTGAGAAAGTCGAACCTCAAATCCGATTGGACGTAGAATCATATAAATCAGGCTTCAGGAGTGCTGTAAATCTTTATAGGCTACTGGGCTTAGAAAAACAAAATGCAAGTTCAAATAACTAAGATAGTCAGGAAGACGGTAGACAAAGACAATAAGCCCCTCGTAACAAGAGACGGCAGACCTTATACAAGGGTCGCAATACAGACCAAAGAACACGGGGCAAAGTATCTATCAGGCTTTGAGAATTTCACCAACAAGAATTGGAAGGAAGGAGACCTTGTAGAGATTGAAGTCGAAGAAAAGGGCGAATACCTCAACTTCAAGAATCTTTCTCAAACAGACAAGCTCTGGAACGCCTACAATGACCTTTTAAAGAGAGTCGTGAAGATGGAACAAGTTTTGACTAAGGGTTCAGTTCCTGTCGATGAAATTGTAGAAGATAATGACGAATTACCATTTTAATGGATAAAGATTTATACATCCAAATTACTAACAAGACACGGGCGTTGATTGCGGAGTCACCCTCCGCACCGCCCGGAAGGTTAAGTGAGATACTGGTCGAACTCACTTCTCTCTCTGCTACACTTTCGGAAGCATTAGATGATATACTTGTATTTAAACCCGAAAGACTTATAGATTTGAAACAGGAACTAAAAACCGTAAAAGAAGCTGAATGGGCGTGGAAGAACGAACAGCTCGGTAAACAAGAGGTCTATCTAAGAGGATGGCTTTTAAGAATCAAGGAAAACAAATCAGCCATTAAATCCCGTCTGCAGATCTTACATGATGAGGCATACGGCCAGTACTAATGAAATCTAAAGAATACGAAAATCAAACCTACTTCTTTGAGACTAAGAAAGAGGCCGATGAGTTTACTGAACGAAGAAACAAGATTTATACTAATAAGCGAAGGTGGATAGTTTTAGAAAATAGAGTTAAATTAGGACTTAATTATGAGGTGATTCACATCTCGCAACTAATACTATGATAAAAATACGTGAGCCATTCTACTCAGCCGGAAAGAAGTACCAGTGGCCCTATAAACCCATAGGACTCGGAATCAATCATAAACACTTCTCCGAACCTGAATTAAGAGTCCAAGTAGGAGATGATCCGTCAGTCTATGTCCTAGAAACCTCTAAAGCTATCGAAGTCATCAAGACCTATAATTCAATCCACTATACAGGGAGTACGAAGCTTGGAGTTGTGCCATTCGAACTATTCAGAAAAGTTATAAACAGCTCCCCTTTGCAAGAGACCTTAAAAATGCTATAATTAAGTATGTTCAAAATCGTAATGACAATTAGTGTTTGTCAGCAGCAGGGAGTAGTATCTTCACCGCAAGGTGAGTGGCTAATTACGAGCCATGAACAGGATACTGCTCCCTTTTGCTTGTAAACTTATGAGATTATTAAAAAGACCTTATGTCAAAAAAACGCTATATAGATACTAAATTTTGGAGTGATAACTACGTCACCAACCTTGACCCATTAGAACGGTATCTGTTTCTTTATCTAATTTCTAATGAGCATACCAGTTTGTGTGGTGTATACGAGATTCCTTTGCGTATAATGACATTTGAATCTGGCCTTGATGGACAGGCCTTATCGAATATACTTACACGCTTTGAAAAGGATGATAAAGTAGTATACCGTGATGGGTGGATTCTTATAAAGAATTTCATAAAGAACCAAGTATTAAATCCTTCTGTGATAGAGGGTATTTATAGGGAAATAGAGGATATTCCCCCTGCCTTAAAGGGTCTTATTAATACAGACTGTATACAGACTGGTAGCACACTGGGTACAGATAAGTTAGGTAAGGTTAAGTATAGTAAGGTTAAGTTAAATAAAGAATATAATGAAAAATTTGAAAAATTCTGGACTGAATATCCCAATAAGGTGGCTAAGAAGAAAGCACTTGATTCCTTTAGTAGGATTGACCCGAAACTGTTTGACGCTATAATGGCCGGGCTTGCTAAATGGAAGTTATCGGCTCAGTGGCAAAAAGACGGTGGTCAATTTATACCTCACCCGACTACTTGGCTCAATCAGGAGAGGTGGAATGACGAAGTTAAAATTAATAAATCTAACCTCTTACGAGGAGATTCAACAAAATATGACAAATACAATTAGTTTTGAAGAAGGTTTCAAAGACTGGTTTTATAAAAATATACCTAAAAGATTTTCAAGTATAAATAATAAAGATATACCAGATAGTATAAATTTAGATATTCTTGATAATAATAAGGGTCTGTATATATGGGGAGACTGTGGAGTTGGAAAAACTCACGTCGCTTATGCAATATTTGCTAAACTATCTTATAAGTATTTTAAAGATAATGGTGGCTCTAGTAATTATTGGACTTCTACTATTGGGTTCTGGCATTGGCAGGAAATACTAAGACTATTAAGACCGTCGTCTGATCCTAAAAAAGAATCTTGGACAGTAAAAGAAGATTTTAACCCTAAGATATTGATTATAGATGACCTAGGCTCAGAGAAAGCAACAGACTGGTCTATAGAACAGATGTATTATTTAATAAATCTTAGATACGAGAATATGAAGCCATTAGTAATTACTAGCAATTTTTCGTTAAAAGAATTAGGAGAAAAAGTTGGCGACCGGATACCAAGTAGAATCGCTGAAATGTGTGAGGTTATAAAATTAAAAGGTAAAGACCGTAGAATAAAATGAAATATCCAAAACCAATTAGTCTAAAGGGTCTCTGTAACTGGACTCACCCTAAGACTGAGTGTGCCTATTGTGGTCGATGGTATAGATCAACATCTAAATTCTGTCCGAGATGTAAAAAACCTAATGAAGATAGAGAATTTAGACACCCATTTCAATATCCGATATGAAGCGTAAAAAAACAAAATCAATAAGTAAGTTAAAGAAGGAAGCTTGGGCCATTTTCTCTGGGTGGATTAGAAACCGAGATAATTATACTTGCTATACCTGCGGAACTAAATATCTACCCGATGAAGGTTATAAAATGCACGCTGGACACTTTGTGCCGAGAATACACAACGCAACCTTTTTAGACGAGATGAATGTCCACGCTCAATGTTATGTCTGTAATATAATCAAGAAAGGAAACGCTGGCGAATATGCTTATAGATTGATCAAAGAATACGGAAAAGAAGCTTTCGAAAATTTAGTAAAACGTGGCCGGACAAAGAAAAGTTTTCAACCTAAGGAGCTAGAAGAATTAAAACAAAAATATGCTCTCACCCCACCAAATAATTAACCTCGCTGAATCCTTCATCAACGAAGAACTAAGCGAGAAAGGCACGGAGGGAAGGATAATTATGAAGCCCACTATCTACGCCCACGAACACGCCTACGGAGTTAAACTATTCTCCCAATGGCTCTTAAAGAATAACTACGACGTAATCAAGACCAAAGAGATAGAACCCCTCCCCTTAATGGAAAGAATCAACCCCAATGTAAGAGTAGAGGTCTTGTGGAATAAGGTTAATGAGTTAATAAATAAAATAAAATTGTAAGGAGAATAATCTAAATACCCTCTGCCTTAGGTATAACATAAAGATTAATAGGAAAAGAGAGTATTGGATAAATTACTTTATCAAAATGAATAAAAAATATCGGCTTACAAAAAATAAAAAGAAATGGTGCGGAATAACTCTCTACCAGATAGAGGCAACCGCTTCATTCGGTCTAGTAGTGAAAGGAGAACTCGGAGGATATATTGAGAAGGAAGCAAACCTATCGCAAGGGGGCAATGCGTGGGTGTATGACAATGCGAGGGTGTATGGCGATGCGAGGGTGTCTGGCGATGCGAGGGTGTATGGCGATGCGAGGGTGTCTGGCAATGCGTGGGTGTCTGGCGATGCGTGGGTGTATGGCGATGCGAGGGTGTCTGGCGATGCGTGGGTGTCTGGCAATGCGAGGGTGTCTGGCAAACTAAAACTTCTAGCAGGTTTCTTTTTCGGAATCCGCTATCACAAAGAAGAAATAAAGTTTACAAAGATAGATAATGATTATGAACTGATTTACAAAGGATATGCTAAGTTCGGAGAAGAAGATGAAAAGAAAACTGAACTATTAAAGAAAGCTGACGAGTTGATTGTAAAAGCCGAGGAATTAAAATCAGAAGCGAATAAACTATAGCCCCATGCAACTAACAAACTAAGAAATAATATGAAAACTAACTGTTGTAAAAAATGTTTTGAGAATGAACCAAGATATCCAATGTGTCTTGACCCCCAATGTCCCTGTCATCAGCCAGTAAAGGAAGCAAAAAAATAATAATAACCTAATATGAAAAATATATTTATATTTTGGATAATGTGGCAACTAATAGTGATTGGCTGGACTGTCGCAGATATGCACAATAAGATAGTGAGCGGAACTTATAACTGCACAAGGCATTGGAACTTAGGCCACCATGTAATAATTCCTCGTTGGAAACTTGCCGTAATGCCATTAGCTTTATTTATACCTGGTGAGAATATTAGTGAATCTGATAAATACTGCCAAGACCAACTACAAGAGCATCATAAAGTTAAATAACCTATATGACTAACAATAACCAGTGTGAATGTGACAGAGATTATCCTCACGAACATCTAAAAGATGGTGGAGTTGATATTAGCCAGTCAGAGCTAGGACAAAAATTAAGAGGTGTGTTAGACCACCCAGTAAAGGAAGCCGATTGGATTGAGAGATTCAACGAGGAGTTTACTGCCACAGACCTGACTAAAAATCCAGAGCTATACCTAAAGGTGCAAGACTTTATCCGCAACCTCTTAAAATCAGACCGCCAGCGTATAGCCGAGGAGGTGGGGAAGATGAAGAAAGAAACTACTCATCGATGGTGTGATGCTTATAATAATCACAATCAGCTCATAGATAAAGCTGGGTATTGCCGAGATGAGGTAGATTCTGATAACAGGATAGAGGGTTACAACCAAGCCCTTAAAGACATAGAAGAAATCATAACCCCCTAAGTAAAAGAGATGATAGAGAATCCAACAAAAGAACAAATAGAAGAATACCTAGCTAAAATAAAGTGGTCATTAAGACACCATGGTTGCGAACACTATTACTTCTACAATCATAAAAATAAATGTGTAGGAATGTATCTTTTATTTCCAAAAACTGATGCCAGAATATGCTTAGATGGCAAGGACTGGAAAACCCCTTCATTCACATTTTACTTAAAAGAAGTAGTTATGGAATTATTAGAAAATAGAAAACCCGATTGTGTCAGTTTCAGAGGAAAAAACGACAAAAGCATATTTATTCTTTGCCCTAATTATGATAACTAACCCCTAAGTAAAATGAAAATAAACGAAGGTAGTAGCGAGATAACAACGACAGCATCAAGTTATATAAGGATTGAGGAGCTGAGAGAGCTTTTAATCAGGTTTGACGGAATTGAAGGAACATATCCAGAGCATAGTTACGAAGGACAAGCAGTTTGGAGTTTTATTAATAGGGAATTAAATCTTAACCAACCAAGCAGGGATAGGAATGACGAAATTAGAGAAATAGAGGCTAAATGTTCGCATAGTTTTCCAGAAGATAAAGGTTTTGGTCAATGGATACGCTGTATAAAGTGCGGACAAATGAGGGATAGCGAGATATATAAACGTGAGAGACTTAAACAAGACAAAAGGAAGTCCCAAGAGATATTAGAGCAAATAGATAAACAATATGAAAAACATACAGGAGAAGAAGATAAAATCATATAAGATTATCTTAGATTCATAGATGAAGAAAGACCACAGGAGAGTGGTGGTGGTGTATTTACAATGCGAGGACTGTCTGAAACCTTTGCCGGAGTGATCCCCGGCTTTTATTTAAGAGTAAAAAATGTTATAATAGGTTATATGGCTGACACTCAAACAGCAGGTGGGGGCAGGGACGAGCAGGGAAGATGGATTCCTGGTGTAAGTGGCAACCCAGAAGGTACTAAACCTTGGCCCGAAGAAAAAAAGCTAATGAAACGAGCCATAAAGGAAATAGTTGAAGAATACAAAGATAACCTCGCCAATGCTTTACCCAAGATAGAGCCAGTAATCATAGAAAAGGCTATTAAGGGCGATATGGTAGCTATAAAAGAAATACACGAAAGGGTAATAGGTAAATCATCAGATGATAAACCTATAGATGTCGTGCATAAAGTTCTGGTTGAATTTGTAAATGGAAAACCCGATAATAAAAATACAGATACCGGAGGAATTTAAACGGCTATTTGATCCTGACTGGCGTGAAGCGGCTATCTGGGGTGGTAGATATTCTTTAAAGTCTCACACGGTAGCACGAGTTTTGCTTATAAGAGCAAGGGAAAAGAAAATGAGAATAGGGTGCTTTAGAGAATTTCAGAATTCAATAGCAGAAAGCTCGCACCAATTACTATCGGACTTAATTAAGCAGTATCGTTTAACAGACTTTAACGTAACGGACAAATCAATCGTAAACAGGATAAACGGATCGGACTTTCTTTTTAAGGGCTTATGGAATAATGAGCAGTCTATTAAATCAATCGAAGGTATAGACATCGCTTGGGTAGAAGAAGCTCAGACAATCTCAAAAGAGAGTTTAGAGGTTCTGACGCCGACAGTCCGTAAGGACGGCTCACAGATAATCTACACCTATAACAGATTCACCGAAGATGATCCTATCCATATGAGATTAGTTGTTGATGGCAGACCTAATACTTTAAAAATTAATGTTAATTACGATGTTGCTCTTAAATACGGCTGGCTTCCTAAAGTAATCCTAGACGAGATAGAGGATGACAAGGTGAATCGTCCCATACTCTATAAGCATAAATGGCTAGGTGAACCAACAACAGCAGAACGTAAAATCTATAAAGATTGGAACATTATCGAAGAAATCCCACACGAAGCCAGATTAGAGAGATATGGAGTAGATTTTGGATATACCAACGATCCGACAACTATCATAGCCCTCTACTACTACAACGGAGGATACATTCTTGATGAGATAACCTTTCAGCGAGGTCTCAAGAACAACCAAATAGCCGATATTCTAAAGAACATCCCGGAAGCAATCGTAGTAGCCGACTCAGCCGAACCCAAGAGCATAGACGAAATCCGTGAGCATGGAATCAACATCATTCCAACTATGAAAGGTAGGGACTCGGTCCTAAACGGTATCAATAAAGTCCAGCAACAGAGAATTTCAATCACTAAAAGGTCTGTAAATATCATAAAAGAGTATCGCAACTATTTGTTTAAAACTGATAAAAATGGTAAGATTAGTAATGAACCCGATGAAGGATTTGATCACACGATGGATGCTATAAGATATGCAATAACATCAATGGGTCCGCTAATAGGACTCGATGAGCAAGTCCGTGAAGCCAGAGAAAGGGCTAGAGCTAGGCGGATAATTTTAAAAAACAATGCTCGATAGCGGTATCGAGTAAGTAAGTGAAAGATATTTATACAGAGTTAGTGGGTCTTGAGGAAACCTACAAAACTGGGTCTATCGATATAGTAGATGGCCTGCCTTTTAATCAGAACAATTTAATAAAGACTATCGAATTTTACACTAACTCATCCTACCTAAACGGTGAGAAAGACGAACTCGGAAGAGATAAGCCTTTTCATAACATTGTAAACGCCAACGTAGATATAGCTATTGTAGCTACAGACATAGATACAAAAGACATAAAGATTATGTCAAAAGACACAGGAATGAAGGGGTTTGTTAAATCTTTCTTACTTACGAAGGAAGCTGAGCTATGGATGAGAGAAGTAAACTTCTCCAAGACATTAAACGAAATGGGTGAGTGCCGAGCTAGGTATGGTGGGCTTTTAGTTAAGAAGTGTATAGAAGGTGACCAAGTAAGGGTCGGAGTAGTCCAGTGGAAGAATGTATTTACAGATGCCTCTGATATCCTAAACAACCCGATAGTAGAAGTTCACTACTTTACACCGAGTCAGTTGCAAGACAAATCAGATGTGTGGGATAACACCGATGAGGCTATCAAGCTATTCAAAAAGACTGATAAGAAAATTAAGGTTTATGAGATTCACGGAATGTTCCCTGAGCCATATCTAAAAGGAGATTTTTCAGATAGTGATAGTAAGTATACACAACAAGTTCATGTTTTAGCTTGTGCTGGAAAGAAATGGGTAGAGTTATTCAAAGACGAGGAGAAAGAAAATCCTTATAAATATCTAACCTGGAAATATGTGTCTGGTAGAGCATTAGGTCGCGGAGTCGTAGAAGAAGGAATGGAAGCACAGGTATGGACTAATGACTCAGTGATGGCCGAAAGAGATATAATGGCATTATCTGGTAAACTTCTCTTACAGACTGCCTCAAAGAAATACAACGGAAGAAACGCTTTAAATGAGGTTGTTACGGGAACAATACTTGAAACAGAAGATAATAGGCCCATTACACAGGTAGATTTAACTCCAAGAACAATCCCGGTATTTGAATCTCTAGTAGACAGATGGCAGAAACAGTTTGATAGAAGCACGTCAATAACAGATTCATTAAGAGGTGAAACGCCTCCATCCGGGCAGGCATATAGACTGTCGGCTTTAGTAACTCAGCAATCAGCTTCTTCGTTTGATTATCGCAGAGAAGAGATGGGTATATTTATTAAAGAGATATTTTACGATTGGATTCTGCCACACTTATCAAAGAGGCTAAAGAAGAAGCATACACTAGATGCAGAATTTACATTAGAAGAATTAGCTTTTATAGACGAATCTTATGTGAACTACTTGACTATGAAAGAATTAGAAAAAGCTAATAAGGAAGGACGTGGGTTAGATATAATACAGATACAAGCAGAAATGGCTAATGCCAAAGAGAAAATGACCAAGACAAAAGCCCGAAGATTCTTACAGATTCCAGAAGGTTACTTAGATGGTAAATATACAGTTGATATCGTCACTACCGGCGAACAGATGAATAAGACTGCAACGCTTGAATCGCTTTCGAATATATTAACAGTCGTAGCTCAGAATCCGATGGTTCTACAAGATTCAGTATTAAGAGAAGTATTCGGAAGAATTGTGGAGATATCAGGATTAGGAATTAGCCCTGTTCAGTTGATGGCTAAACCTCAGCAGATGATGCAACAGCAACAGCAAGGACCGCAGGGTCAGATGGTGCAACCACAGAGTACATCGAGCCTACCTAACCCACAAGAAGTAGCACCAGAGGCACAACAATAATGATTGATTCTAAAAGATTAAACAGATTTATTCTTAATAAGAAGGATGCAAAATTCCGAGAGCTTGTTAGTATCGCTGACGCATTTACGAAGTTAGCTAAAGAGAAAATACCATCAGATGCAGAGCTTAATAAGCTAATATTAACTGATCCCGAATTAGCCGAGCATATACAAATTATAAGAATATCTGATGCTATTAATAAGATATCTAAAACTGACTTAAAAGGAGAGAAAGGAGATCGAGGTGAACCGGGTAGAGATGGAATAGACGGGGCGGATGGTCGGAATGGTGAGTCGATTGTTGGCCCACAAGGACCACAAGGTATTCCGGGAATTAACGGCAAGAATGGTAGAGATGGTAAGCAAGGTCCTAGAGGGGAGAGAGGTCCAGCAGGATTAGATGGTAATGACGGAAAAGATGGCAGAGATGGTAAAGACGGAATAGACGGAAAAGATGGTTCACCCGACACGCCAGAACAGATATACAAAAAGCTATCTGAACTTAAAGGCGAAGATAGAATGATTAGTAATTCTGAACTTGAGCAAGTTATTAGAGTTTTAGACCAAAGGAGCTACTTTAGTATGAACAAGGCAGCTTCTTCGCTTTCATCAACGAGGATATTATCTGAGGTAGTAACATCAGATACAACAGTTACTATCCTTGTTAATGGAGTTGCTTATAAACTTTTAGCAAAATCAATATAATGGCATTAAGACAAGTATTATTATATGGGGATGTTGAAGAATATAATCAAACTGAAGAGGATGCTTTAGCTTTAACGTTAGATGTAAGAAATGCAGGGAAGATAATTTATAATACTACACTTGATAAAACTCGTATATGGAATGGAACTGCTTTCGCAACAACAACTGCTGGTGGTAGTGGAGTTCAGGGTTCACAGGGTTCACAGGGTTCTGCCTCGACAGTACCTGGACCAACTGGTCCTACAGGACCAACAGGAGTAGGAGAACGTGGGAGCCAGGGTTCACAGGGTTCACAGGGTTCTGCCTCGACAG